CTCAGGAGCCGCGCAACATGATAGCAGACCCGCGCACCCTTGAGTCCCCAAACGCACCCCCGCCAGTCCCGCAAGTGGACAAGCAATATTACAAAAACGGTTGCCCGTGGTGCAGGGCAAAGGTGATGGTAACAATGCAGAAAACGCTTGAGTATCGCGTGGTACGATGCCGGACGCCTGAATGCAGTTACACGGGGCGGCTGTACAGGTAACATGCCAATAACCCTGGCAATAGCTGAGGCCAAGTTAACTGAGGCGCTAGACGCCCATACAAAGATTATGCAGGGCCAGAGCGTGACCATGAATGTCGGTGGAGTACAGAAATCATTATCACGGGCTGACCTTGAGTTTGTGTTGGAGTCGATTGAAATGTGGGACAAAAAGAGTATATCACTCGGCGGCGCTGGAACAGGCGGCCCGAAGCTATCTTATGCACAGTTTGATAGCGCAGGCGGGAGCGTATAGTGGAGCGTTCTGATTTTGATAAGGCAATGGCCGAGCGTTCATTTTTTGATAAGGCGATAAGCGCTCTATCTCCAGCGTGGGCCGCCAAGCGCATGGCAGCCAACATGGCGATTGATGAGCTTATAAGGACACGCGCCAACTTTGCAGGGGCCGACATTAACCGCCTGACTAATGACTGGAATGTAACAAGCGGTGACGCCGACTCGACGAACTCTGACAGCTTGGAGCTATTAAGGAATAGGGTACGAGATAAGCAGCGCAATAGCGGCATGGTTGCCGGGCCAGTTCGGCGCATGAAAAATAACGTTGTGGGTGGCGGTATCATGCCGCAAGCCAGGGCAAGGGAAATTCCAGGCGTTCTATCAAAGGAGCAGGCGGAAGCTTTCAATAAAAGAATTGATGAGTTATGGGCCGAGCACGTACCCAAAGGTGACGCCCATTTAAAGCAGTCCATATACGAGCAACAGGGCTTAATGTTTACATCATACATACAGGACGGGGAAGTGTTGACCGTCTATCGTTCTTCTAATAATTGGGAAAGGTACGGGCGCAATATGCCCCTTGTCAAAGAGGTTATTGAGATAGATAGGCTAAGGACGCCCTCTAAGGAAATTAGTAATCCGAGGATACGCAATGGCATTGAATATGATAACGAGGGCGTGCCGATTAAGTACTATGTTCTGAAACAACATCCTGGCGCGATGTTCATGCCCTTACCCACAGATAATGACATAGAGGAAATTGACGCTTTCGCTGGTGGACTACAGAAGGTGAGTCACTTGTTCAACATGTTAAGGCCCGGACAGTCGCGGGGATATTCATTCTTTGCAGCGGCGTTGCGCGACATAAACGACCTCGATCAAATTCAGGAATCAGCGCGGGTTAAGCAGCGCATCGAGGCAATGCTGGCGCTGATAATCGAGACGCCCGCAAGGGACGGCATGTATAACGCTCAGTCATCGAACGCAGCCGGGGAAAAGATAAAGAAGTTCGGGCCAGGTGGCGTATTGACTACACAACCTGGTGAGACGGTGAAGGTGGTTGACCCGTCACGCACGGCGGGTGAGGTTGAGCAGTTGTTAATGTTCTGCCAGCGCGGGGCCGCAAATGCGGTGGGTGTCTCGTATGAGTTCTTTGCGAACGACTGGCGCAGGCTGTCCTATTCAAACGCACGCACTATCAAGCTTGAGGATTATGCGGCCTTCGATGACCACCAGAGATACATGATTATCCACGACTCAATCCCATATCGTGAGAGTTTTGTAACTGAGGCGGTTGCCATGGGACTGGTTAGGGCACCGAGGTTCATGGAGTTTAAGGTGAACTATTTAAGGACTGACTATACGCCAGCCGTCAACCGTAGGTGGGTTGACCCTAAAAAGGAATCGGAGGCGGCTGTCAGTGACATCAATAACAATATTACAACGCTAGCCGCCGTGGCGGCATCCAAGGGAATGGACTATAAGGACAATCTTAAACAACGCGCTAAAGAGTTGAGGGAAATAAAAGCGCTTGAGGAAGAGTTTGACGTTAACATGTCCGGCCCTGAGGCTGCCATAGCAAGCGCAGTGGCAAATAATGGAGGTGATGGTAATGCCTGATAAGGCAGACGGGATACAGTATAGCGATAAGTTATTTTACCGTTCAGAAGAGTTGAGCGAAAGGGCGCTGTCTAAGGACGGAACTATCAGCATGATATTTTCTACAGAGACCGAAGTCAAGCGCTGGTTTGGTACTGAGATATTATCACACCACGCCAAGCATGTGAACCTTGGACGTGCAAGGTCGCTACTTTTCAATCATGACCCGAACAGGATAATTGGCCCGTTGTCCGATGTGCGCATTGATAAGGGCAAGGGCTTGGCTAGTGCATCGTTTGACGTAACGGAAGAGGGCCAGGTTGCAATGGAGCGCGTTAAAAGCGGTTCGCTTAAAGGGGTATCAGTTGGCTACAGGGTAGACAAATTCAGAAAGCTTGAGGCTGACGAAGAGTTCGTGTTGGCGAACGGTAAGACCATCAAGGGGGGAGCTGAAAATAACCCCACCTACATAGCCGAAAAATGGCAGCCCATTGAGGCATCGTTAACACCGATACCAGCCGATGTTAACTCAAAGGTTGGGCGTGATGCCATAAGGTCGCTTGACGGAATAGAGATAATCAACGAATCCAGCGAGGGTATGGAGGATGCCACGCAAAGAGATGAAGGAAAAACAAACACAGGAGGCGAAAACATGGACACAAAAGTAGTAAAAGAGAAAGACGCAACGCCGGGAGGAGTAGGGGGCACTGAGCCCGCAACGCCGGAAGGGGGCGAGAACAGGACCCAGGCAGCGCCCGTCTATGAGCCTGCAACGCGGGACGTGGATGTACAGGTACAGATAAGAGCAGCTCTTGACGGGCAGAGGGAAGAGCTTGTGGACATGCTCAACCGGTGCGAGGGTTACGGGCCGGTGGCGGTAGTCACCGCAGTCAGGGCGATTGTGGACGGTAAGCCGATGATCGATGCCATGGCCGACGTTATGGCCGGAGTAGCAAAGCAGAGGGGCGTGCCGACAGATGCCGGGGACGGTTCCGATAGCTCTGGTAAGGGCAAGAGCTTCATGAAAGGCACCGACGACAAAGCACTCGCACGGGCGCTTGGTAGCCCGCAGCGTTTCGTAGATGAAGGGGGTAACTAGTAATGGCAGACCCAACTAACAAAAAGCCGTGGATAAGAAACATAACGGGCGCAAATAAGTTCGTCCACCAGCTCAAGGTGCAGGATGGCAGTACGCAGGCCATCAAGAGCGGTGAGATATGCGCATGGAATAAGACAGCGGGCTACATGGTGCCGATAAGCGCCGTGGCAGATGGCGACCTTTACGGGTTGGCTTTCGCCCACATGGAGCAGAAGTCAACCGACGTCGAGAGGTACATGGACTTTATCGTGCCCCTTGAGTACGACGTATTCGAGATGGACCTAGACGCAGCAAGGCAGGTGGCTGACGGTGATGCGTTCATTCTTACCATCTCCGATTCGCAGACCTTGACATACAGCGCCACCGGTGCTGCGATATTCTATGCGGTCAATCCGAGCAACATTCCGAACATCGCTGACGGCGTGACGCTTACCAGCGTGTCAACTGTAAGGGTGATGATCGACCCTGAGCGGTCGTATTACAAGTACATGCAGTCCGGCGGATCAGCTCCGTTCCTTAACGTAACGGCGCAGCAAACGTTACGGGTAGAGCAGAGCGGCTTGTACCTTACCAACACGGGGGCCGGTGACGTATCGGGTCACATCTTGCCGCAGAGCGCCCCGGCCGGGACAACGTTCACGGCGTTCTGTACCGCTGCACAGAACCATGGTTTTGCACCTGGAACCGCTGGTGGTATATACATCAAGGGCGCAAAGCAGGCCGACAATAAACAGTGTACAGTTGACGCCATAGGCGACGGCATACGAGTTGTCGCTGACGGTAACGGTGACTGGATAGGTGAGTACATAACCTCCGGCGCAGCCACCCTCGTAAACACTGCAATCGATGTAGAAGGATAGGAGAGTGACATGGAAAAGAAACTGAACACACTGAGGATTGAAAGCAACTTCACTCCGGTAGGAACGCCCGGCGACGGAATATCGCTGGACACTATCAGGAGTCAGGCACAGCATGACGGGGCCGGATTCGTGCAGAGGACGACCGACATTATCGCCGCTGGCGGATTGACGCTTGCAGGGCTTGGCAGTGTCAGGGCTTTGCAGGAGGCGTTGTTTGATGTCGACGTTCCGGTAAGGATGAAAGTTGCGGGCGGATATCGTAACGTGACCACGGGCGCATTCCCGTTACTGGTGGGCAATCTGATAATTGCTGCCATTAACGAAAAGCTGATGGCGACGCCCACGATAGGCCAGGAGCTTGTAACGGAGATGACGGACAATAAAGCCGTCACGACCATTGCGGGCATTCAGACCCTTGGCACAGATGAAGAGCAGGTGAAAGAAGGCACGAACTATCCGGAGATTGGGACGAACGAAGAGACTTACGAGGGTGGGAACAGACGCAACGGGCGCAAGCTCACGATTACACAGGAGACCATAGACCAGAACAACGTGGCCGACATCGTGAACCGCGTCAATGCGCTGGTAGACATCTACTCTGAGGCCGTGGAACTGCTTACGCTCAAGCGCGTAACTGACTATGACGGCAGCGCTGGCACTCCAAGGGCACCCTATGCCCTCAAGCTCAACGGTTCGAATAGGCAGCTTTACGATGTCGCTGCCACAACCATAGATGCCGTAAGGGCTCCGCTTGGTACGCGGGTTGTCAATAATGCCCTTGTTGACATTGCCAACCTTGAGGCCGTCAGGGCAGTACATGCCGCAATGAGAAACGAGCGTGGAGTGCGGGTAGCGAGTACCGTGAACCAGATGCAGTTGCTAATACCTGACGCGCTTACGGCCAAGGTGTTTACCATACTTAACTCATTGCAGACGCCTGGCGTCGAGAACGAGCAGAATCCGTGGGGCACGGGTGGGGTGTACAGGCCGCAGGTCGTATCATCTCCGAGGCTCGACGACCTATCTTCGTCAGCATGGTACATGGGGGAATTCAAGAAGCAATTCAAGCGCAAAACGATGCTGGCAGCTGAGCAGGTGATATTAGCCGGAACCGGAACGCAGGCATATCTTGACGCCCGCATAGCATGGCAGGGTCGTATCGGATGGGATATCGAGGTTTTTGCAAATGCCTTCGTGCATACCGTACAGAGCCTGTCAGCCGAAGTCGCTCCGGCAGACGAGTAGGCGCAACATGAAAAGGAAAGCTCTTAACATAGCGATAATCGCAATAGCGCTGGTGGCCTTTATGGCCGCCAGCGCCGGAGCCTTCACGCCTACAGTCCCGAAGCGTCCTAATGGGATAGCTACGACGGGTATTTACGAGTACAACAAGGCCACGCGGGCCACGGGCGAGTTCAAGCTGACAGTGCCAACGTTGGCGTCTGACCAGGAGATAATGGATTTGGGTACGACGCAGACGGCGACAGGCAAGACGTTTACTGCCCCCACTATTGTCGGCGCAACAATCAGCGGTGCGACGCTGACCGACCCTACCGTAACCACGGGCACGTTTACGGGCGGCACGTTTTACAATTCAGTTTCGCATGGCCAGCTAGCAAACAAAATAGCACATTACACCGTGCTGGAAACTGATTGCGGAACGACGCTGACCAACGAGGGCGCGGCTTCGGATGGCCTGAACTTCACGTTGCCGAATGCGATCCTTAATGCTGGATGCGCAATAACGTTTATTGATAGGGCGTTAGGCATCATGAATGTTGACGTGGCATCTGGCGACAGGATATACGGGGAGACAAACGCGGCTGATAATGCCATAAGCTCTATTGTGGATGCGATTGCAAACTCCATAACGCTTGTGTCGGATGGTGGTACTGGTTGGTGGGTTACTGCTATGTGGGGCGAGTGGACAGATATAAATTAACCATAGTTTCAATCATCGTGGCCGCTCTTTGCTTCGTGTCCTTTATCGAGGGCGCAAGGCAGGGGCGGTCACAAATGAAGGCTGAAATCGTGTATGCATTCGAGGTGCGGCCATACGTTACGCTTGGCGGAATGAAGATACAATCGCCGCCTCGACAGAAAAAGGCAAGGGTGGCAATGCAGTTTAATTGCGCTGTCAGATGTCACACGGCCATAGAGAGGAACTAATGAAGAAAATCATCATATTAATTCTGATTGTGTTAATGGCGGCGGGCGGCATGGGTGGTGCCTTTGCCGCCAGCTCGGCTGTAATAGCTGCTCCTGATAATCTGAGCAAGGACAAGGTTAAGCTCGTGGTAACGTGGACGGCCAGCGAGGTTGACGGCTCTTTCGTGAGCGTTACCATTCCTTTTTACTCTGGCAGCTACATAACGCATGTGGTGACAGACCCCGGAAGCACAGCGCCAACGGACAACTATGACATAACCCTTACAGATACCTATGGCGTGGACGTAATGGGGGGAGAGCTTACGAACAGGGACACCTCAAACAGTGAGCAGGTAGTGCCGAAAATAGATACCGTATTCGGTAGCCGTATGGTTGAAGCTCAGGGGCTGACGCTTGCCATTACTGGCAACATTGTGAACAGCGCCACCGGAACTATTGCGATATACACACAGAGGTGATGGCATGAAATTAATACAGAAAAATAAGCTCTACATAGTATCACTCATCCTGCTTGCCTTGATGGTTATACCGTCATTCGTTTATCCAGGTTCGCCCCCTGGCTATTCCGGCGAGTCTATCATGGTCAACGATGACAGTCCGCAGCTTGGCGGAGACCTTGACTTGAACGGCAATGATATAACTGGCACCGGCGATATGAACACGACGGGGTATATTGCCGCCACGAGCTTTATCGGCGACGGTAGCGGCATTACAAATACCCCACATGTGGTTGACTTCGGACAGCTTGAGTTGAGTGCGCCAGATGTTCATTATCCATATGCTTCGGCGGTTTACAATGGTACGACGTTAAGGGGTGGATTTGCTAACGTTGCTGCTGTGGATGGAATATATCATGAAGTGAAAGAAGCCGGCGGAGATGGTAAATTCAGAATAACTTATACCTTCAATGGTTTGACAAAGCCACCTGCTACGATAACAATTGTCGGAATTTATAATGGTTCTGTTTCTCATGCGGCTGAAATGATGGCGTTTCATTGTGATAATGGCCTCACGGATATGAATGCTACAACTAAAGATTTTCCTGGTGATGCGGGTTCAGATGCAAGTTACTCGTTTGCGTTTCCTGTCCCAGCGGCAGATTATTTATGTAATGGTGAAGTGACGGTACAAATATATCATACGTCTAATCCTACAGCGGCGCATAATATGTATGTTGACATGGCAAAATTGTATGAGGCATCTATCGTATTTGACACGGTTGAAACGCCAGTTGACATAAAGGGGAATGGTATTGTAAATGGCAATTCAATACATATAATCCCGAATGCTGACAATGGTACGTTAACGATATACGAAAACGGTGTATATGCAATCAGTGCCGACATATGCGGGACAGGCACCTCTAACATGAATATAGATGTGGCCTTGTATAAGAACGAGATTAAAGTAAGTCCCGCCATAGGCGCACGGCGTGGTTTTGGAGATAGTTCATTGACAGGTTCATTCGGTTTTTCCGGACGGTTATTGACCGCTGATGCCGATGACGTTTTGTCATTGAAGGCCACCGTCGATAGAGCGCCAGCACATATAGCCATGGAGTATTTTTCTTTCGGCGTGCAGAAGGTCTCCGACTGCATAGGATGTCACTAACATGTCATTCTTTGATTCAGAAGATATCAACGTTATAATTGGCATAGACCCCGAAACGTTCGCCATAAACATATCTGGCATTGGGTGGAAAGATATTACAGCATCCTTTTTCAATCACCCGACAACGCAGTCCATTGGCGATTCGGAGGTTGTATCATTTGCGCCGGTCATTGAATGTAATAGCGATGACGTCGAGGGCTTAGTGGTGGGCAATAAGATTAGGCGTTTATCTACCGAGGTCAACTATGAGGTGACCAACATTCTAACAACCGGCCACGGTTCAACTACGGTTGAGGTGAAAATTGACAACTAGGCGACAAAACATATTGGCCGATATATTGTCCACGCTTGAGGATGTCTATCAACTAAAGACGGTGGAGGTTAATCGAACCTTGCCATTAAATCCAGGAAAAGACGGCTTAACATATCCCGTGGCCATGATAAGAACTGGGCCTGATTTTAACGTGCCGTCAGAGAGCTGTGCGCAGATGGACGAATGGCGGTGGACTGTTTCCATTGAGGTTATAACGCAAGCCACTAAACAGGGCACGGATGATATCGAAACGCTAATGGGTGTCATTCATCCAGCGCTTATGGCGGATAGAACAGTTGGCGGATATGCAGACCATATCCGGCGCGTTGGCTCTGACATGGAGTTTGATTTTGATTTGCCGAGTGGATACCAGGCTATGAGACTAAGCTATGAGATTCCATTTGAGCTGGGGATAGCTGAGGCATGAGCATATCAACCAACTTAGAAAAATCTGCCCACTGGTTGGGTAAGGTTAATTCAGCTCGTGAGCTATCGTTAATTAATTCTTTGAATAAGGCGGTACGTTCGGCCCGTAAGAAGGCGCGGACTGGTGCGAATAGTTTGATACGGAAAAAATATAACGTGAAGGCCAAGCAGCTAACCAAGACCTTTACGCTATTACTTGCAAATCCAAACAGGCTTGAGTCTGTTGTTAAGGCTCAGGGTTTCAGGATATCGTTGCGTCAGTTTTCGGCACGCCAAACTAAAAAAGGCGTTACGGTAAAGATATTTAAGGCTGGGTCTCGTAAGCTAATCTCTGGTGCATTCTTTGCTACTATGCCAAGCGGGCATAAGGCTGTTGCAGAGCGTATGTCAGGCTGGAAGCATAGGGAGCCTAAAGGCAGGGAGGGTATTTTCCACGGCTTGCGGGTAGCATCGCGCACCACGGCTTCCGTTGCTCAAATGTTCAATAATAAGGGGGTAGTCAAAGACCTTCAAAAGTTTGTGAGCGTTGATTTTCAGGATTTATTCGACGACGCTTTAAGGAAAAAATGGGCAACACTTTAAGGGGGACATGATGCGGAATCCATCAAAGATAGATGTGACAAGCAAGGTGAATACCATACACAGAAAATACGGGCGATTGACTGTAGGGCAAGCACTAAGGATTGACGCATCTGATTTAGGTGCTGAAATCTTTGAACGTGTCAAGAATAGCTTTGAGATTGTTGATGCGCACGTAGAGCCGGAGCAGGAGGAGCCTGAAAGCTTGGACGACGATCATATGTATGATGAAGAAAATAACGATACAGGGGAGATATAACAATGGCATCCGTTGGCGTTGAAATAGGAAATGCCGTAAAGCTTGCTACCGCATGGGCCACGCCTGTGGCATGTGGTGCAGACAATGGCGTGTTGATGTTGCCGCATACGCTAAAGAAGGCTCAGGCGTCGAACATAGATGACAGTCTCGGCCTGTACTATCCGAAGGATAGCGATAAGGAGGCCATAACCGTAGCTGGCGATTTAAATATGTATATGCGCTACGCATCCATTGACCTCTTGCTTGCCCTTGCCATGGGCACAAGTGGAGACCCCGTGCAGTCAAGCGAGACTTTGCACAGCGGGACAAGTACCGGTGGCACGACGACCACCTTGACAGACTCCGGGGCTACGTTCGGAACAGGCGGAGAGCTTGACGGGAAGTATATCGTAATGACCGACGGCACTGGCGAACGTCAGATAGTAGCAATAGCCTCGCACACGAATACTGAGCTGACATTTCCGCTGGGCACATCGCCAGACGCTGATACAGTTTACCGCGTCGTAACGAGTCCCCCGTCTCACGTAGGCACTGCGACAGCCGGAGCCGGAAGCACGTTGACTGACAGTAATCAGGCTTTCGGCACAAGCTCTGAGCTTGACGGCCTATGGATAACAACCACTGGCGGAACTGGCAGCGGGCAGACAAGGGCCATAGCATCCCATACAGCAACCGAGATAACCGTGGGCACCGCGTGGACTGTCACGCCTGACGCTACTACGTTATACGAGATATTCGGGGATGTGGCAATTCATACATACGAACTTGCCACTGACCTTGACGACCTTTTCGCCACGTTCTGCGTGGACAACACGATTAACGTTGATGAGTATGGCTCGGTAAAGGTGACGGGATTTGTGTTGACAGGTGAGGTGGGACAGCCCATAAGTATTGCCTTCAACCTCCTGTCATACGACCGCGTAACGGATAGCGTGACAAATACTCTGGCAACTTTCGCCAACGTGACATTCCGAGAGGACAGCAACCGCATCCTATTCAGCCAGATGGTGATGAGGTTGAATGCTCAGAGTGGCGGGGCGCTGGAAGTGGGCGACAAGATATGTCCCAACAAGTTCACCCTTACATACACCCGCACCATGGAGGGCGTGTACGGTACATGTTCTGGTACTGACAATATCGATGAGCCAACTAACTCAGGCATGCCGGTAACGACGCTTACGATTGAATTTCCGAGGTACGAGGCCACCACGTACTTTGACTTCTGGGATGCCGATACATCGTTGAAGGCCGACATTACCTTCACGGGTGCAGTCATTGCCGACACTATCCCGCGCAAGCTTGTCATACCCATGCCGCATTTGAAGATAGATGACGCCGACCTGCCCATTGAGGCTGGCATACTCAAGCATCCGATTACGCTTAACGTGCTTGGCGCTACCGCCGCACCTTCCGGCATGACCGTGGTTAACCCATTCGAGATGGAGCTGACAAACGATTACGGTGGTGACCCCCTCCAGGAAGGTAACGATTAATGGATATCTCACTATTGCGCAAGGACGTGTTTAAGCAGTGGTTTGATTATCCTCATGGCACGGGCGGGGAGCGCATACAGATAAGATACTTTCCGTTCAAGGAAAACGTTTTGCTGAAGCGTGAATGCTCGGATGCTGGATTCGATAAAAGCGGAGAGCCAACGTTGATCCTTGACGACATCAAATTTGCAACTCGCGTCTGTCAGGCCGCAGTAGTGGGATGGGAAGGCTTTAAAGATGGAGACGCAAATGCAGAGTGTACGGAAGAGTTGGTAAGCCTCATGGCTGAGAACGATTATAAGTTTTCCAGTTTTGTCAATACCACCTGTGCGTCATTGATGTTGGTTCACAATTTAGCGCAAAGGAAAAAGGAAAAAAACTAGCACGCCACATTCGAGCAAGGCTAGACAAACCGGGTGTGGCGTGTGGTACATGTGAAGAGGTAAGAGCCATAGACAATATAGCGCCGGATTGCGAGACTGAGCGAGGATGCTTAATTCCAAAATTAAGCGAGGATGAGCGGAGGGTGATGACAACGTACATGCAATTAAATAGCGCTGCCGACATGTTCGGGCCAGGCCTCATAATGCAGCACAACAATATAAGCAGGAGCGATTTAGAGCTTTTGCTCTTCGTTAATCAAGAGGTTGATATGTTGACAAGGGAGCGCAAAAAGTAATATGGCTAAAGCGACGCACGAGACACACTTTAAGATAACAGCCAAGGACTTGGCAAGCGCCGCATTTAAGGGTATCAAGGGCTTATTGCCTAGCGTGCGCACTTTGGCTATCGGTGCGGGTGTCGCCCTGGCTGGCATGGGCGTGGCAACGGTAAAAGCGACTATTAGCTTTGCATCGTTCGAGTCCGCCATGCTTAACATTAAAGCTTTGACGCAGGCCAGCACGAAGCAATATAATGCGCTTGAGAATGCGGCGCGTGAGATGGGAGCAACAACGCAGTTCTCGGCAAAAGAAGCGGCGGACGGTATGGCGTTTCTTGCGCAAGCAGGATTCAATGTCAATGAAATTATAGGTTCGATACCGGGCGTCTTGCAGCTTGCCGCAGCGTCAGGCCTTGAGCTTGCGGATGCAGCCGACATCGCATCAAATATAATGACTGGCTTTGGATTGGAAGTAAAAGACCTGGCACATTTGAATAACGTTTTAACTAAAACATTCATCAGTTCAAATACGGATTTACAGCAATTAGGGGAGGGCTTTGCCGAGGTGGGGCCGATAGCCAAGTCTATGGGCATAAGCATTGAGGAAACATCGGCGGCTCTTGGGCTGTTAGCCAATGCTGGCATACAGGCGGGCAAGGGCGGAACAGTTCTAAAAAACATGATTGTTAATCTTGCCAAGCCCACCACCGAGTCTGCCAAGGTGCTCAAAGAATTAGGCATAATCGTGACAGATCAAGAGGGTAAGTTTGTGGGCCTAACGAGTGTTATCGGGCAATTCCAAGAAGCGCTAGCTGAGTCCAGCGGGGATGCCGAAAAGACGGCGCAATTAATAGAGGTGTTTGGCAAGAGAGCTGGGCCAGGTACTGCTGCGCTTATATCTCAGGGCAGTGAGGCGCTAGGCGATTTCACGAAAGACCTGGTGGAAGTTGGCGACGTTGCGGCCGATATTGCTGAAACGAAAATGTCCGGCCTTGAGGGTGCATTTAAAGAGCTTAAAAGTGCCATAGGTGAGATTGAAATAGCATTCGGCAAAGAGTTTGGGCCAGAAATAAAAGAAATACTCGGCAACATTAAAGATTCAATCATTTTAAACAAAGATGCTTTTATTGAATTCGGTGGAGCTGTGGCAACTGTATTAGATAAAGCCATTCCCCTTCTTGATACATTGTTGACGGCTACAACCGTATGGCTAGATGGGCTAGGAGAGGTGTTTCAATTCTTAGATACTACAGCTTCATTATTCAAGTCCTCAGAAGAGCGCCAGAGAGAGTTTACAGAGGGCGTTAGGCTAGAAATGGCAAAGCTTAAAACTGAAACTAAGGCGGTCGAGACTGCCGTAACTGACATGACTACCAATTCTACCGAAGGATTAAAGTCTATGGCTGACGAAACCAAAAAAGTCACGGACGGGGTTAAGGATATCGGGGATGCCGCAAGTACTGCCTCAGGTGAGTTTGAGCGCTTGCGTGATGCGTTAGCCTCTGGCGAGAT